GTTCGATGGCATCTATGACATCAACACGGTCAGTATGACCATTTATCAGCCCCGTAGGGATAACATCAGCACCCATACTGTTTCCAAAGAAAGCCTTTACCAGTGGGCTAATGAGGTTTTAAAGCCTACCGCCCTTCTTGCTTACGCCGGGGACGGTAACTACCGCTCTGGTGAGTGGTGCAGATTCTGTAAAGCAAAACACGAATGCCGCGCCAGAGCTGAATACAATATGGAGCTTGCCCGCTACGACTTTAAACTGCCGCCACTCTTGGAAGATGACGATGTTGAAGACATCCTCAGTAAAATTGATGTTCTGGTATCGTGGGCTTCTGACATCAAGGACTACGCCTTACAAGCCGCTCTTGGCGGGAAGAAATGGCAAGGGCTAAAACTAGTAGAAGGCAGGAGCAATCGCAGATATACCGATGAAAATGCAGTTATCCAGACAGTAGAAGCTTCAGGTTACGATCCCTACGAACATAAGGTAAAAGGCATCACCGCCATGGAAAAGGCTCTCGGAAAAGCCAAATTCGCTGAACTGCTTGGCGGGCTTGTCGAAAAGCCGCAAGGTAAACCAACGCTCGTGCCGGAGAGTGATAAGCGTCCGGCTATGAATACTGCAATAAATGATTTTATTGAAATTTAAGGAGGAAAAAATTATGTCTAAAAAAGTCAACCAGAACCCTATGAAAGTTATCACAGGTCCAAATACGCGCTGGTCTTATGCAAATGTATGGGAGGCAAAATCTATTAATGGCGGCACTCCAAAATTCTCGGTATCACTTATCATCCCTAAGTCTGACACTCAAACCCTGGGTAAAATCAAGGCTGCCATTGAAGCCGCTTACCAAGAGGGCGAAACAAAGCTAAAAGGCAATGGTAAAAAAGTACCTCCCCTTTCTGCTATTAAACAGCCCCTTCGTGATGGGGATCTTGAGCGTCCCGATGACCCAGCTTATGCCAATGGATATTTTATCAATGCCAACTCTGCAACTGCTCCGGGAATTGTAGATGCTGATCTTCAACCTATCCTTGAACGTTCTGAAGTTTATAGTGGGGTTTACGGCAGAGCCAGCATCAATCTATATGCTTTCAATAGCAATGGCAATAAAGGAATTGCCTGCGGTCTTAATAATCTACAAAAAATCCGTGACGGTGAACCCCTCGGCGGCAAGTCCAAAGCGGAGGATGATTTCGCCACTGACCCTGATGAGGATTTCCTTTCCTAATTAATTTACATTTATGGGCAGCGAATTTTTTCTTCGCTGCCCTACTTCTATATAAGGAAAGGAGCGTTTAATGAAAACATTGGAGATTGATATTGAAACCTTCAGCAGTGTAAATCTCGCTAAGTCTGGTGTTTACCGATATGTCGAAGCATCCGATTTTGAAATTATACTTTTCGGCTACAGCGTGGACGGTGGTCCTGTTCAAGTGGTCGATCTTGCCTGCGGAGAGAAAATACCAGGCGATGTGCTGACAGCACTGACAGATGATAGCATTACGAAATTTGCCCACAACAGTGCATTTGAACGTATATGCCTCTCACGCTATTTGGGCTACCCGACTGGTGAATATCTCGACCCCAGTTCATGGCGTTGCACGATGATATGGTCAGCCTATATGGGGCTGCCCCTTTCCCTTGAAGGAGCTGGTGCGGTATTAGGTCTTGAGAAACAAAAGCTGACGGAGGGCAGAGATTTAATTCGCTACTTTTGCACTCCCTGCAAACCTACCGCTTCTAATGGCCAAAGAACTCGCAATCTGCCTATACATGCCCCTGATAAATGGGAGGCATTCAAGGCATATAACCAAAGGGATGTAGAAACAGAAATGTCCATTCAGGTTAAACTTTCAAAGTTTCCCGTGCCGGAGAGTGTTTGGGATGAATATCATCTGGATCAGGAAATTAATGACCGGGGCGTAGCTCTGGATATGGAGTTTGTGAGTTGTGCAATCCAAGCAGATGAACTTTCCCGCTCTATACTATTAGAGAAAATGGAAACATTGACTTCCCTTGATAATCCTAATTCCGTACAGCAATTAAAAGCGTGGCTGGCTGACAATGGCCTTGAAACAGATACTCTCGGCAAAAAGGCTGTATCTGAGTTATTGCAGACTGCACCGGAACCCCTTAGTGAGGTGTTGTCACTCCGTCAGCGGCTGGCAAAATCATCAATAAAGAAATATCAAGCAATGGAAAACGCTGTCTGCTCAGATAGTCGTGCTCGGGGAATGTTTCAATTTTACGGGGCAAATCGTACGGGAAGATTCTCTGGAAGATTAATACAATTACAAAACCTCCCCCAAAATCATATGACTGACCTAAAAGAAGCCCGAAACCTTGTACGCTCCGGCAACTTTGCGGCTTTGGAAATGCTCTATGATTCTGTGCCGGAGGTATTGTCGGAGCTTATACGCACCTCTTTTATTCCCAAGGATGGCTGCAAATTTATCGTGGCGGATTTTTCTTCAATTGAGAGAATTGTTTTAGCTTGGCTTGCAAGTGAAAAATGGGTGCTTGATGCTTACAAGGCAAAAAAGGACTTATATATAGCCACGGCAAGCCAAATGTTTCATGTGCCTATTAATCAGATAGATAAAAAGAGTCCACTCAGGCAAAAAGGTAAGGTGGCAGATTTAGCCTGTGGTTACGGCGGCTCAGTCGGAGCCTTAAAAGCAATGGGCGCTCTGGAGATGGGGTTAAGTGAAGATGAGCTTAAGCCCCTGGTTAACTCTTGGCGCTCGGCTAATTCAAACATTGTGCGCTTCTGGTGGGATGTTGACCGGGCGGCAATAAAGGCAGTTAGGGATCGGACCACAGCAGAAACACACAATATTCGCTTTTCCTATCAGAGTGGAATGCTCTTTATAACCCTTCCCTCCGGCAGACGCCTTGCTTATGTAAAGCCGCGAATCGGAATTAACCAGTTTGGTTCAGATTGCGTGACTTACGAGGGTGTCGGAGCAACGAAAAAATGGGAGCGGCTACAATCCTACGGTCCTAAATTTGTAGAGAATATCGTACAAGCTCTCAGTCGTGACCTCCTCTGCCATGCCATGCAAAATCTACGGCACTTTCCTATTGTAATGCACATCCACGATGAAATTGTTATTGAAGCTGAAAACCACATAACCACTGAAGATATATGTAAACAAATGACTCAACCCCCGCCTTGGGCAAAAGGACTGTTGCTCCGGGCTGACGGGTTTGATTGTACATTTTATAAAAAAGACTAAAAAAATACTACGGAAATTGGCAGGTACTGTCCTTTAGATAATGAGGGCGGTATCTGCTTTTTAAATTGACATTTTGGTTGCCAAACCTCCTCTTACTGTCCTGTGGGTATTAAGGGGCTAAAACCCTAATAAACACGAGGAGGCGAACCCTATGTTTTATGCAAAAGAAAAAATCACTTCTACAGTTGATATAACTGTAGAACTCCACGATGACAATGTGTTCTGCACCTGCCCCGGCTGCGGGTGTGAGGTGGAGATTGACCTGGCGGAACTATTCAGCGATGGAGAAAGTGACCTCCATGGAACTGCAGTTTACTGCCCAGACTGCAGTAAAGAGAAATTGGGTGTTGGCTTATGAGGATAAATAAGTTTAATTCTGAAGGTTACTACGACCCGACCCCTTATGAAGCCTTAACAAACATCATCAAAGACGAAAAAGAATTGTATCCCCCTAGCGCCGCACCTGCATTATCCGCAATTTATGGATGATGAAGACAAGGAAGAGCGAGAATTAGGACTTCGTTTTGCCCTTATTCTTCTCGGTAAATGTGATGAATTGTGGGTGTTTGGCGAGCGTGTTAGTAGTGGCATGGCACAGGAAATTGCTAAGGCGAAGAAACGCAATATGCCTATTAGGTGTTTCAACTATAGATGTGAGGAGGTCGGGAGATGAAAGATTTAATTGCAATTAATTATGATAACCAGAAACCAACCGTTAGTGGGCGTGAACTTCATGCAGCACTTAAAGTGGCTACTCAGTACAAAGACTGGTTTCCGCGCATGTGTGAGTACGGGTTTAAAGAAGGAAAAGACTATTGCTCATTTTTGAGCCATAGGTCTGACGGGCTTCCGGGCAAGCCGAGAACAGACCACGCTATTACAATTGCTATGGCCAAGGAACTTTGTATGCTCCAGCGTAGTGAGATGGGCAGGAAATTTAGACAATATTTTATCTCCATTGAGGAAGCTTGGAATTCCCCTGAAAAAATTATGGAACGAGCTTTACAAATTGCTAGGCAAAAAGCTATCGAAGCTGAAAAACAAATATTTGCTTTGACTGAAGAAAATGAAGCTCTCGAAATAGCCCTTAACACATCACTTCAGTTTTTTACAGTGGCCAAATATAACAAGGTTTTCAATATGGGCTGGAACCTTTCTGAATGCCAGTCTATTGGCAAGCGTCTATCAGCATATTGCCGCTCCCACGCTATTGAAATAAGGTTGTGCGAAACAAATGACGAAAGGTTTGGAACCGTTAACAGTTATCCCATCACTGCTTGGGAAGATTTCCTGGAGGTGGCACCGTGCGTGATTTAAAAATCGCCAAGCCAGAAAGGCGGGGTATGTCGATCAGATACTTCACCCATAAAGGTAGGGGGGAGGCTTTATAATGATTGAATTTACCCTCTACACAGCGGATTGTGCGGGAAACCTCTCAAACTGTTTTTACCCTAAAAAGACGGTAATTAAAGATAAGGATTCTTTCCTTGAAGCAATCAAGTTTGACCATGTTAGTGCGGAGTATAAGGACAATTATCGAAGCAACACCAATTTCATTACAGCTGATAATATTGTCCTTGATTGCGATAATGACCACTCGGATGATCTTAAAGACTGGGTTACTCCGGTTGATGTGGCTATAGCCTTCCCCGGGGTTTCCTATGCCATATCTTATAGCAGAAACCACATGAAGCAAAAGTCTGATAAATCTCCAAGGCCCAGGTTTCATGTGTATTTTATGACTCCAACAATTAATGACCAGGATGAATACGCCACCTTAAAACAAGAGGTCGCATTAAACTTTCCGTTCTTTGACACAAATGCTCTTGACAGCGCCAGGTTCATTTTTGGCTCAGATAATGGTGAAGTTGAGTTTTTTGAAGGGAGCCTGAATATTGTTGAATTCCTGGAGGATAGCAGCTTTGCCGACTGGGATGAGGAGCAGGAAGAAATACCCAAAGGAAAACGCAACAGCACCATGTCCCATTATGCCGGGAGAGTTATTAAGCGTTTTGGCAATACCGAGGAAGCGCACTCCCGGTTCCTAAAACAAGCGGAAAAATGCAACCCACCCCTGGAGGAAAGTGAATTAAATACTATCTGGAATAGTGCGGTTAGCTTTGGGAAAAAAGTAGCGGCTCAGGCCGGGTATATTCCACCAGAGGTCTACAACTCGGATAGCGTATTAAAACCATCGGATTTTTCGGATGTGGGCCAGGCTGTAGTTTTAGCAAGGGAGTATGAAAGTAAACTCAGGTATTCCCCTGCCACGGATTTCATCGTTTACAATGGTAGCTTTTGGGAGGAATCGAAACCAAAGGCACAGGCAATAGCCCAGGAACTCACCACCAGGCAATTGGAAGAGGCCAGATCTGAAATGAAAAAAGCGATGGATGAAATGGTGAAAAACGGGGCGGCCGAAATACTGGCCAATATGGGAGCTAAAAAGGCAGTGGCTGCTTTTAATGAACAGCAATCCCATGCCTTTGATATGTATGAAGCTGCAAGCACGTATAGAAAATATGCCATCAAACGTCGGGACTCAAAGGAGATAGCCGCATCATTAAAAGAAGCTCGGCCCATGCTGGAAATCAGGCAAAGTGATCTTGATACGGATGAGTTTTTACTAAACACCCCAAAAGGCACTTATGATCTAAGGCTTGGCACCAAGGTGGAGCATGACCCTAATCATTTTATTACTAAAGAAACAGCGGTGGAACCTGGTGCAGCAGGTATGGATAAATGGATGGATGCCCTAAATACCTTCTTCTTAAAAGACCGGGACTTAATTGATTATGTGCAAAAGGTAGTGGGACTTGCCGCCATTGGCAAGGTTTATGTGGAGGCTTTAATTATCGCCTATGGAGAAGGCCGCAATGGTAAATCTACCTTCTGGAACGCAATCTCCAGGGTGCTTGGTACCTATAGTGGCAACATTTCTGCAGACATACTGACAGTTGGCTGCAGGAGAAACGTAAAGCCGGAACTAGCCGAAGCGAAGGGAAAAAGGCTATTGATTGCTGCGGAAATGGAAGAAGGCATGCGCCTTAATACATCTAATGTTAAACAGCTTTGCTCCACTGATGAGATATATGCGGAAAAGAAATACAAGGATCCCTTTAGCTATATTCCGAGCCACACCTTGGTTTTATACACCAACCACCTGCCAAAGGTTGGAGCCATTGATACGGGTACTTGGAGAAGGTTAATCGTCATCCCATTTGCCGCAAAGATTGAGGGCAGCCAGGATATTAAAAACTACGGCGATTACCTTTTCGAGAATGCGGGCGGAGCGATACTCAGCTGGATAATCGAAGGATCTAGAAAAGTAATTAAGGACGATTACCAGAGAGATCTGCCGGAAAAAGTCAGGGATGCCATTTCAGCCTATAAGGAAAATAACGACTGGCTGGCCCACTTTCTCGACGAGTGCTGTGATCTGGATAAAGCTCTTACCGAAAAATCAGGCGAGGTATATAGAGAGTACCGGGCCTTCTGCATGAGAACCGGTGAGTATACAAGGAGCACAACCGATTTTTACACGGCTTTAGAATCAGAAGGATTTGAAAGACAAAAGACCAAAATGGGGGTTATTGTAAAGGGATTAAGGTTACGGTCTGAATTTCTCCTAGAATAGGCTATTTCCCCAAAGGTGCAGGTCGGTGCAAGTCATATTATAAAGTCTTCTATAGGGGTTAAAAAAAAGTCTATATAAAAAGTTATGTATATGACCTGCTACGACCTGCACCCCGGTTACCCCTGATGCTTAGGAGGCAAAAAATGCTTGAAAAACATATAGAACAAAAATTAGTACAGGCAGTTAAAAAAGCAAGTGGGATTGCACCTAAACTTATATGTCCCGGATTTGATGGAATGCCAGACCGCTTGGTGCTATTACCAAATGGGAAGATGGCATTTGTGGAATTAAAGGCTCCGGGTAAGAAACCCCGCCCACTACAGATAAAAAGACACGGGGTGTTACGGCAGTTAGGTTTTAAGGTTTATGTTTTGGATGACCTAGAGCAAATTGGAGGGATATTACATGAAATTGAAAATTCATTGTGACTGGTGTGGTCAAGAATTTAAACGGAAAAAATCACAAATCAAAGATAAGAACTACTACCTGAATAATGGTTCAGACAATCTTCTGCTAATAACAATGTCTGAACACTCAAAAATTCATGCAGCACAGAAAGAGAGGGATGTTTATGGACGGTTTATTAAATCGAACTAATCTGCATAAATACCAGGAATACAGCGTGAGGTTTATTATCGATCACCCAACTGCCGCCATACTGCTTGACTGCGGACTGGGAAAAACAGTAATCACACTCACGGCATTGAATGAACTTCTCTTTGATTATTTTGAGATGCATAAGGTACTTGTCATCTGCCCTTTAAGAGTCGGCAATGTATGGAAAAACGAAGTTCAAAAATGGTCACATATCAGAAACCTGAAATTAAGCGTAGCGATTGGGACGGAAACGGAGCGTCTTGCAGCTCTCAAAACCCCGGCAGATATCTATATTATCAACCGCGAGAATGTTAAGTGGCTTGTAGAGGATAGCTCCCTCCCCTTTGACTTCGACACTGTAATTATAGACGAGCTCTCATCCTTTAAAAATCATCAGGCTAAACGCTTCCGGGCTCTTATGAAAGTTCGTCCCCGGGTCAAAAGAATCATCGGTCTTACCGGCACACCTGCAAGTAACGGTCTAATGGATTTATGGGCCGAGTTTAGATTGCTTGATATGGGCCAGAGGCTTGGGAGGTTTATCGGCAGGTACCGAGAGGATTATTTCGTACCGGATAAGCGTAACCAGCAAGTAATATTTTCCTACAAACCAAAACCCGGTGCAGAAGATGCTATCTACCGACTGATTTCAGACATCACCATCAGCATGAAGGGTTCTGATTATCTCAAACTTCCGGAGCTGATTGTAAACGAAGTGCAAGTAAAACTTTCCGAAAAGGAAAAGGAAACTCTTGATGCCATGAAGCGGGATCTAATAACAACAATCAAGGGTGAGGAAATTACTGCAGCCAATGCCGCAGCATTATCGGGAAAACTCCTGCAGATGGCTAATGGCGCAGTCTATGATGATCAAGGTGCGGTGGTCCATATCCACGACCGCAAGCTGGATGCCCTTGAGGATTTAATTGAAGGTGCAAACGGCAAGCCTGTGCTTATTGCTTACTGGTACAACCACGACCTTGAGCGTATCTGCAAGCGGTTTGATGTTAGACAGATCAAAACCTCAAAGGACATCGCTGATTGGAATCATGGGGATATTCAGATTGCAGTTATTCACCCTGCTTCTGCGGGACATGGACTAAACCTTCAAAGCGGCGGTTCCACCCTCATCTGGTTCGGCCTTACCTGGTCTCTTGAGTTATATCAGCAGACCAATGCCCGTCTATGGCGGCAAGGTCAGAAGGACACGGTGGTTATCCACCACATCGTTGCCAAAGGAACCATTGATGAACAGGTTATGACGGCGATTCGCAAAAAAGAAAAAACCCAGTCCGACCTTATTAATGCAGTCAAGATAAATCTAACGGAAAGGAGAAAAACCGCATGAAGGATCCCTATGAAATGCTGGCAAATGCCATTGTCCTGCGGGCGGTCAGGGACTATCGCGACTCACTAAAAAAACTGAAAAAGTACCCCAACAATAAGTCTGCTTTATATACCAAACGTGAAGTAGAGCGGTTTTTCCATTCCGACTGGTACGCATCGCTTACTACAGTTGACCCGGAGATGCTTATAGAAAAACTTAAGGGGGAGGTTATATGATGACGGCGAAAGAATATCTCGGACAGGCTTATCGCCTGGACCAACGGATAAATAGTAAATTAGAACAGGTGGCTTCACTTAACGAGCTCGCTACAAAAGCTACATCCACTCTTACCGGCATGCCGAAGAATCCTAACCGGGCAACATCCAAAATGGCAGATGCAGTGGCTAAAATCGTGGACCTGCAAGCAGAAATAAATAATGACATTGATCGTTTAGTGGATTTAAAGCGGGAGATTGTAGGAGTCATTAAGACAGTCAATAACCCTGAATATCAGACTCTCCTTGAGAAACGATACCTTTGTTTTGATACTTGGGAACAGATCGCTGTGGATATGGGATATAACGTGCGGCATGTCTACCGAATACACGATGATGCGGTTGGAATAATTCAAATTCCTTAAAGTTGTCACCTAATGTCACTGTTTGTCAGTATTGCTTTTGTGATACTATCAAGGTAGATAAATATAAAGATCCAGGGCCTTCGTGGAAAAATCTGCGGGGGCTTTTTTCATGGCCAGAATTGAGGTGAGGAAATGCCAAGGAAGCCTAAAAGACCCTGTTCTTACCCCAGCTGCGGTCGGCTCGTTAGTGACGGGCAATACTGCGCTGAACACCAAAAAACTATGAATAGAAATTACAACAAACATCAACGCGACCCTGCATCCAACAAACGATACGGCCGTGCATGGAAACGCATCCGCGATAGATACATCAAGGTCCACCCCCTTTGTGAAGAGTGCCAAAGGCAAGGCAGGCTTACCCCTGCTGAGGAAGTCCATCACATCCTTCCCCTATCGAAGGGCGGAGGAAACGAGAAGAACAACCTCATGTCTCTTTGTAAATCCTGCCACTCCCGAATCACTGTCGAGAGCGGTGACCGGTGGGGGCAGTCAAATCTCTAAAACCTTTTTTAGCGGACAGCGGCGGGGGGCTTCGTGTTGAAAAATACCGGTTCAAAGGGGGGATTGAAGCCGTGTCTGGAAAGGAGGTGATGGCGTATGGCAAAAGACGGAACAAACAGAGGCGGCAGGCGAGTTCGTGCAGGAGACAAACCAGATCCTCTTGCAGATAAAATCAATAAAGGTAAAACCGCAAAAATACTGGAAGTGCCGGACATAACCCCTGAGTCGATACTGGAAGTTGAGGACTTAGATGTGGACTCTGATCTTTACGGAGAAGATATGCCTGCGCCAAGCGACTACCTTAGCACCAGGCAAAAGGACGGAAAGCCTTTAGGGGCGGATGCACTATTTATCGAAACCTGGAAATGGTTAAGAGACCGAGGCTGCGAAAAATTTGTTAACCCAAGGCTAATTGAAGCTTATGCTCAAGCCTTTACACGATACATTCAATGCGAAGAGGCCATTAGCACTTACGGGCTTTTGGGAAAACATCCTACCACAGGCGGAGCAATCGCCAGCCCCTTTGTGCAGATGAGTCAGTCATTTCAGAAACAGGCAAATCTCTTATGGTATGAGATTTTTGACATAGTAAAGCAAAACTGCACCACCGCTTTTGTGGGCAATCCCCAGGATGATATTATGGAGGCCCTTTTATCCAATAGGAAGGGACGGTGATAATAAGTGAATTCAACAGAACGTTTTGAAAAAGTAAATATAGATAAACTGGTACCCTATGCTAGAAATGCTCGTACACACAGCAAGGAACAGATTCTCCAACTTAGAGCATCGCTGAGGGAATTTGGATTTGTCAACCCGGTCATTGTGGACAAGGATTTAAACATCATAGCAGGTCATGGCAGAATCCTGGCTGCCAAGGAAGAAAGCGTCAAGGAAGTCCCTTGTGTATTTGCAGAGCATCTTAGCGAAGCGCAAAAACGAGCTTACATTATTGCCGACAATCGCCTGGCCTTAAACGCAGGCTGGGATGCTGAGATGCTTTCGGTAGAGATTTCTGATCTTCAAGGTGTAGATTTTGATATCTCCCTTCTTGGTTTTGACGATGCGGAGTTAAATAAATTGTTGAGCGATAATGATGATGTCCAAGAAGATGATTTTGATGTAGATACGGAGCTAAAAAAACCTACTACTACTAAACTGGGTGATATTTGGCTTTTAGGAAAACATCGTCTTGTTTGCGGTGATTCCACTAAGGCTGAAACATTTGAACTATTGATGGATGGAAAACAAGCTAACCTTACAGTTACAGATCCGCCTTACAATGTAAATTATGAAGGAACAGCTGGAAAAATTAAAAATGATAATATGGCTAATGAAGCATTCTATAACTTCCTGCTTGCATCGTTTAAAAACATCGAAGCAGCAATGGCAAAGGATGCTTCTATTTATGTATTCCATGCGGATACTGAAGGGTTGAATTTCAGAAAGGCTTTCTCTGATGCTGGTTTTTATCTTTCCGGCACCTGCATTTGGAAAAAGCAATCGCTGGTTCTGGGACGTTCTCCCTATCAGTGGCAACATGAGCCTGTGCTCTTTGGCTGGAAGAAGTCTGGCAAACACAACTGGTATGCCGACCGCAAGCAAACTACCATTTGGGAATTTGAAAAGCCGAAAAAGAATGCAGATCATCCAACAATGAAGCCTGTTACACTGGTGGCTTACCCTATTTTAAACTCAAGCTTAACTAATTGCATCGTTCTTGATCCCTTCGGCGGCTCCGGAAGTACACTTATTGCCTGCGAGCAGACGAACCGAATCTGTCATATGATTGAGCTTGATGAAAAGTTCTGCGATGTTATTGTGAAGCGATATTATCAGAACTTTCCTGAAAACGCTATAAAACTAAACGGCAGCCCTGTAAATCCAGAGCTGCTGTTTAAAGACTCCTGATAAACAAAATTGAACCTCCAATGGTTAGAGATGGTGCCAGGTATAGATATCAGGGTGCTCAATGCTTGACCGCCGCCAAACCTTAAGTCGCATATTCTAAATAATATAACTCACATACCACTTGCTATTTACAGCTTTCAGAGTGATATATGTTACTACCAAAAAAGAAAGGTGGTATGGAAAATGAGAATTGACTACAATATGACAGGCCCAAGACGCAAAGCCCTGGTAGAAGCTATCAGCCAGGAACTAAACGCCCCAGTAAAATACCTGGGTGCTCCTACCTTCACTTATGTGGTGGACAGCTATAACGTTGACAGGAACGGGGTGCTTGCAGGTAAGGACAACCCCGGACTGGTTGCTGACCTTTTAGGATTACATGATTTCAAAGCGGTTTGTGAAAAATATGATGCCCCGCTTCCTGAAGCAGAGCCCGTTCCAGAGGATTTGCAGATCCCCTTTGAAGCTGCTCTCGGCGGCAGGATTAGTCCTTATAAGGACTATGAGGAACTGCCTTTTAAAGATTCAGCATTACAAGAAGAAGTAGATTCCTTGACCATCGAAATGCCAAGGGCAGATTTTACTGATGCAGCGATTGAAAACCTAAAAAGACTGGTAGAAAGCAAAGAAACTCTCATTAAGAAGGCTTTGGATACCGACTCAGTTCCGGTAATCGTTGAAGAAGAAATCATAAGTTTTCCTTGGTTTAGGGGTGAGCGGAACTCCGATGAAATCAAAGCCTACACCCATTTTATTGCGGCTCTTTGCGAAATGGCCAAGACGCAGAAAAGGGTTAATGCCAGAGAAAAAGCTGTGGAAAATGAGAAGTATGCCTTCCGTTGCTTCCTCCTGAGGCTGGGCTTTATAGGCCCGGAATACAAAGCTGAGCGCAGAATTCTTTTGTCTAAACTAACCGGCAGTGCTGCTTATGCGAAGATAAAATAAAGGCAAGGAGGATTAAGAATGCTTAAAGAAATACACCCGGAAATGCTAAAACAGCTAAGAAGCTATTATCCACCAGGCACAAGGGTAATGCTTATCAGAATGAATGACCCCTATACCAAGCTTCAGCCCGGCACTAAAGGCACTGTCACTGGTGTTGATGACATTGGAACAATCCATGTAAATTGGGATTCTGGTAGCTCTTTAGGGATAGCTTTTGGCGAAGATGAATGCCGGAAAATTGGGGGGGCCAGAATATGAATGAGAAGATTAAGGAGCAGATACTAATTATTAGGAACAGCGGTGTTACAAATATGTTTGATGTTAATAGAGTCCAGCATGAAGCTAACTGCCTAGGCTTTTACGAGTTGGTTTTATATTTGGAAGAGCATAAAGATGAATACGGTCGTTTTATTCTGACTGGTGAAACACCGTAAATAGATTTTTAAAAGCAAGGGGCTTTCAAGCGAAGGCTCTTTTCTTTTGCCCATTTTATATTTTGGAAAGGAGGCGGCACTCATTCGGAAACTAAAGAAATACACCTCCACAAAGTTTATGGCGAAGGATTCAGTTTATTGCCAGGATGCCGCCGACTATGCTGTTTCTTTTATACAGGCCCTTAACCACACTAAAGGTACATGGGCGGGAAAACCCTTTGAGCTTATAGACTGGCAGGAACGGATTGTAAGAGATGTTTTTGGTATTTTAAAGCCTAACGGATATCGACAGTTTAACACCGCTTATGTAGAAATCCCGAAAAAGATGGGTAAAAGTGAGCTAGCCGCTGCTATTGCTCTCCTTCTTACTTGTGGTGATGGAGAAGAACGAGCTGAAGTTTATGGCTGTGCCGCTGATCGCAATCAAGCATCTATTGTTTTTAACGTGGCTGCTGATATGGTGCGGATGTGCCCGGCTTTAGCAAAACGTGTTAAAATCCTTGATTCCATGAAAAGGCTAATCTATAAGCCCACAGGAAGTGTTTATCAGGTGCTTTCCGCTGATATCAAAAACAAGCATGGCTTTAACACCCATGGTGTAGTCTTTGATGAGCTGCATACTCAGCCCAATAGAAAGTTATATGATGTTATGACCAAAGGCAGCGGAGATGCCAGAATGCAGCCTTTATATTTCCTAATAACCACCGCCGGGGATAATCAAAACAGCATCTGCTGGGAAGTACATCAGAAGGCAGTAGATATCCTTGACGGTAGAAAGAATGACCCTACCTTCTATCCTGTTATTTACGGAGCCGAATTGGAGGATGACTGGACGGATCCGAAGGTATGGAAAAAGGCAAATCCTTCTTTGGGAATCACAGTGACAATGGATAAGGTTAAAGCAGCATTTGAATCAGCAAGGCAAAACCCAGCAGAAGAGAATAGCTTCCGGCAACTTCGATTAAATCAATGGGTGAAACAATCAGTGCGCTGGATGCCGATGGATAAATGGGATGCTTGCGCGTTTAAGGTTGATCCAGAAAAGCTAAAAGGGCGAGTTTGTTATGGCGGACTAGACCTTTCCTCTTCCACCGATATTACAGCTTTTGTACTGGTGTTTCCTCCGATTGATGAAGATGATAAATACAGTGTCTTACCTTACTTTTGGATACCGGAAGAGAATATTGATTTACGTGTCCGGCGGGACCATGTTAATTATGACTTGTGGGAAAAGCAAGGTTTTCTTAAAACCACTGAAGGCAATGTTGTCCATTATGGCTTTATAGAATCTTTCATTGAGGAATTAGGCATGGACTATAACATTCGTGAAATCGCCTTTGACCGTTGGGGTGCTGTGCAAATGACGCAAAATCTTGAAGGTATGGGTTTTACTGTTGTTCCTTTTGGTCAGGGTTTTAAGGATATGTCACCGCCCACCAAGGAACTGATGAAGCTTACTTTAGAAGAAAAGTTAGCCCATGGCGGGCATCCAGTGCTTCGTTGGATGATGGATAACATCTTTATCCGTACCGATCCTGCTGGAAACATCAAGCCGGATAAAGAAAAATCGACTGAAAGAATTGATGGTGCTGTTTCTACGATTATGGCTCTTGATAGAGCAATACGTTGTGGCGGAGAGACAGGGTCTTCAGTTTACGATGATAGAGGGCTTTTAATACTTTAGTGCTATTGGTTTCATGTTATAATCGATTTAATTAAGTAAAGATTTTATTGAACACTAGTAGAATAATGTGACTCAAAAGTGTACAGTAACAATGAAGGAAGAAGAGGGATGCAATTGCTTTCACAAGAGTTAAAAAAAGGGAAAAATATCATTGCAATCGTATTACTAATGATTCTATTGATTATACCCTTTCATAGTCATGTTTATCATATGAGCCTGTATTATATAATAGTTGTTTTTGTCTTTATTCCGCTTGCATTTTATCGAATCATCAGAAGTGATTCCTTCGAAAAGAGGTTTTATTTTAAATGGAAAACGAAGAGAGAAAAAGGGCGCTTAACTAATATGATTAGGGAGGGCTTGCGAACTATTATTTTTATAGTAGTTATCGTATTCAGCAGTCAATTTATTGTAAATGGTCGTACACCCGGTTTTATCTTATCGGAGTTACCTATAAATGTAAGTATGGGGTTGATGTTTTTTCTCTTTATTTTTGGTGCTATAGCTGGAATTGTTGCTTGGTACGAAAATGAGAAAAGGTTCAATAAAATTTCTTTAAATTTGGAAACAAAGAGGTAAATAATCAACCAACTAAATGGAGAAATACCAAAAGATATATTTAGACTTATCTCCTAGTTGCATAGTATTTATAATATATGACTTAAATTAATAGATAAATACCCCAAAAGCATCTCAACCGAGGTGCTTTTTTCATGCCCATTTTTAAGGAGAGTGATGCAAATGGGCCTACTTAAAAATCTATTTAAAGCAAGAGATAAACCAAAAAACAGGACACCAGGCAGTAGCTATAGCTTCTTCTTTGGTGGAACTACAAGCGGTAAGCCGGTAAATGAACACACAGCCATGCAGATGACTGCAGTTTATTCCTGTGTAAGGATACTGGCTGAAGCAGTAGCGGGGCTTCCCCTCCATTTATATAAATACACAGCAAGCGGCGGTAAGGAGAAAGCCCTCTTCCACCCGCTGTATTTTTTACTGCACGATGAGCCTAACCCCGAGATGAGCTCCTTCGTATTTAGGGAGACATTAATGACGCATCTTTTGCTGTGGGGAAATGCCTATGCGCAAATTATCCGTAACGGTAAAGGTGAGGTTATTGCTCTATACCCTTTGATGCCAAACCGGATGAGAGTTGACCGGGATTCCAAAGGAGAACTTTATTACTCCTACACCCGGTATTCAGATGAAGCACCAGCAATAAATGGCATGACAGTCACCCTAAGGCCCAGCGATGTGCTGCATATTCCAGGACTTGGCTTTGACGGTTTGGTGGGGTACTCTCCCATTGCTATGGCTAAAAACGCCATCGGGCTTGCAATGGCAACTGAAGAATACGGAGCCAAGTTTTTTGCCAACGGTGCTGCACCGGGCGGAGTCCTTGAACATCCCGGCACCATTAAAGATCCACAAAAGGTCAAAGAGAGCTGGAACATGGCCTATCAGGGAAGCAGTAACGCTCACCGGGTAGCCGTTTTAGAAGAAGGCATGAAGTACCAGCCAATAGGTATTTCACCGGAACAAGCGCAGTTTTTAGAAACAAGGAAGTTTCAAATCAATGAAATCGCTCGCATTTTTCGTGTGCCTCCGCACATGGTGGGAGATCTTGAAAAGTCGAGCTTTTCTAATATTGAGCAGCAGTCACTAGAGTTTGTAAAATACACCCTTGACCCTTGGGTAATCCGCTGGGAACAGGCTATCAGCCGCTCTCTTTTACGGACTGATGAAAAGAAGCTTCTATTTGCCAAATTTAATGTGGATGGGCTGCTTCGAGGTGACTATACTAGCCGAATGAACGGGTATGCGATAGGAATACAGAATGGCTTTATGTGCCCTAATGATGCAAGAGCATTAGAAGATATGGACTTGATACCTGATGAGCTAGGTGGAAACAAATTCTTGTGCAATGGCAACATGGTGGATTTAGCTCGGGCTGGATACTGGAGTAATAAGTATGGCGAGGGTTGATATGGTACGCAAAGACCAATTTTTACAGAAATGGAGGGAACCGAATGAAGAAATTCTGGAACTGGGTACGTGATGAAGATTCAGAATCACGAACTCTCTACCTAAACGGCGTGATAGCCGAGGAAAGCTGGTTTGAAGATGATGTGACCCCGGTTGCCTTTAAGGAAGAATTGTTAAGCGGCAAAGGAGATATCATTGTCTGGATCAACTCTCCCGGAGGCGATTGCATCGCTGCAGCACAGATTTACAATATGCTAATGGACTACAAGGGCAATGTCACAGTTAAGATTGACGGAATTGCCGCATCAGCAGCATCAGTGATTTCCATGGCGGGAACAAAAGTTCTAATGTCCCCAACTTCCCTGATGATGCTCCACAATCCTTTCACTATCGCCATTGGAGACAGTGAAGAAATGCAAAAAGCAATCGGTATGCTAAATGAAGTAAAAGAAAGCATCATCAATGCCTATGAGATTAAAACCGGCCTGTCGAGGACAAGGCTCTCACACCTGATGGATGCGGAAACCTGGCTAAATGCTAATAAAGCTATTGAACTTGGCTTTGCCGATGCCATTATGTTTAAGCCCGGCGAAAGCCCGCCGCAAGACAGTTTTGTATTTAGTCGAAGAGCGGTAGCAAATTCCCTTCTCGACAAGCTAAAAAAACCAATACCCAAACAGTCCACCGAGCCACTATATGAGCGGCTTAATTTATTAAAATATTAGGAGGTACCAACATGAGTAAAATACTTGAATTACGTGAAAAACGGGCTAAAGCCTGGGAAGCAGCCAAAGCATTTCTTGATTCAAAACGAGGAAATGATGGTTTAGTATCCGCAGAAGACGCTGCAATCTACGACAAGATGGAAGCAGACATTGTTAATCTGGGCAAGGAAATAAGCCGCCTTGAGCGGCAGGAGGCTCTCGAAGCTGAACTTAAT